GTCTTGGATATCGCCAAAATCCTGAAGGTTTCCGGTTGCTCCGCTGAAGTAAGAAAGGCTGTAATCAGCCCCAACGTTGAAGCCGTTTATCGGCATAGCTCAAGGTCCTAAGTTGATGCCAAAACTTCATGGTGAATTTGTTCGCCATGCTTAAGGGGTCACTAGTTGTTGCGGAGTAGGAGCTGTATTTTGAACCGTAACCGTAACATTGCCGCCCCCCATAAATTTTACTACAAAGTAACGTACAACGTTCAGATATCGGACCTGCCAGTAGAGGAACAGATAGCCAAGCGCTTGCAGATTCGGCGGATTGTTGTTGAGGTCGCATTGCACGGCCCATTGGTCGATCATGCCTTGCCCGCCAATTCCGAGCCCGACTTGCGGCGCGGCGAGCTGGGCGCTAAAGCCGTCGAAAAGAGCCTTGGCGCGTTGCCGGGTCAAATCGTTCGGCTGGATGCTTTGAAGCTGCCCGACGATCGCTCCGGCCGCCTTGCTCTTCGCTGTCCGCATGAGGAAGTTAGTCATGCGGGTATACTCGATGCCGTTCGCCGCCGTGTTAGAGCTGCCGTTTCGGCCCGATCCGAAGCTGAAATAAAAGCCGCCGCTGCTGTTCGCCGGCGGCACGATGACATCAATCCTGCCGGTGTTGACTTGGCTAAGCTCGGTATCCGAATAAGGAAGCCCGAATTGCGAGCGCTGTGTGCCGGTGACGCCTTGCAGCGGCTTGTTCAGCGGCGATTGCTGCGGCGATAGGTTGCCAAGGATGCCAATGCCGAAAGCCGCCGGGCTGATTGTCCGATTAAGCCCGTTAACGGCGTCAAAGAAATAGGGCCAGTCGCCCAAGATATTCCAAGCCCATGGCGTATCGTTGCCTGAGTTTATGACAGTCGTGATGGCGTTGCCGATATTGTCTCCGCTGACAGTCGCGAAAACCGGCGTCATCAACTCGGAAAGCGCGAAGGAGGAGATCGCCGCCCACGCCGTCGAGGTCGAGTGATCGATCAGCTCGAAATCGGTCACCAGCGAGCCGCGCAGCACATACATGCCGCTTCTAGGTAGCACGTCTTGTCCGACCAAGAACGAATCGTTCATGTTCGCCGTGCCGTCCGTGCCGCCGGAAAGAACGATAGGCACGCCGAGAACCGGAGCCAAGGCGCTGGTTCCGGCGGATACGACAACAAAGCGGGAAGGGGCTGAATGCGAAGGCGTGCCGGTATTGATGGCGGCGGCGGCATTGATCCAGACCGAGTTGGCGTTATAGGTCAGCGTCGCGCCGCTGACCGAAGCGCCCGCGACGGTGGTAGCGATAGCGAAGCTGCCGCCAGCAGCCGCGGTGCTCTTGTAAGTCGCCGTGAGAGTCGTTGGCGTGACCTTGTAAGTGCACTGCGAGACTTGCGGATCTTTCGACGCATTAAGCTGGGTGGCGAGCGTCGCCAGCGTCGCCGAGAGCGAAGCGCCGATGTTGGTCTGATTGCCGGTCGCGCCAGAAGCGACGAAAGTCCAAGTTGTCGTGCCGATGGTAAGAGTGCTTGACGCGGTTGGATTTGTCGTGAAGGTCCAGGTGCCGACCGCCGCAGTGCCGGTGACGTTGTTGTATTGCTCCGGCGGGAGTCCGGGAAAGGCGACGATGAACATAAAGGAGTTGGCCGCGGATCCTTGCTGGATGGAGCATTGGATCTGATTGCCCATAATCCCAGTGTATTTCGCGCTGATATTCAAGCCTGTCGTGCCAGCGGTGCCGCCAAGAAGGGTTGTGGCGGAAGCCGAAGCGCCAGCAACGGAAGTCGCGATGTTGAAGGAGTTGCCGACTATGCCTGGAGTCTTATACGTGATCGTCAAGACTGTCGCGCTAGCCTGATAGGTCGCCTGATCGACGCTTGCGTCTTGGGAAGCCGTCAAATCGGATTGAAGCTGCGCCAACGTCGCAGCAAGGTTGGCTTGAATGTTAGTCTGGGGACCGATTGCCCCGGAAGTCACGAAAGTCCAAACCGTACTGCCGAGAGTAATAGTCGTTAAAGCCGCCGGGTTTGAAACGAAGGTGATGGTGCCGGCGGCTTGTTGCGCAAGCGTTCCTTGCATGAAGCCGCTCGCTGCGAGGTCCGACCCATCGGTCACGCGCACTGCGCCGAAGCCGATTGCGCCGCCCACCTGGGTCGCCGCCTCGACATGGGTCATGATATCGTACTTGCGATTGGTCGGATTTCCGAGCGCGACCGCGCCGTCTGTCGTCGCGGAAAAATAGATCATGGAGTTGGTCGGACCCCAGGAGCCAACGCCAACGACGCCCATGATGTTGGTAGGGGTGCCGACCAGAAGCGGAGACGGAAGTATAATATCACCGTACACCCCAGGTACAGTAAGCGCGGCAAGATTCTGTTGGCCATCGAGAAAAACCGGCATAGCTTAATCTTCCTTTGCTTTTTCCTCTGGCGTTGTCATTGCCGCTGGCGCTGGCGTCACTACCGCCGGATCCGCCGGAAGCTTAGGCGGCCAATCCCATTGTCCAGCCGACATGAGAAGCTGAACCTTAACGAAATGATGTTCGCGATTGGCGGCGACTAGCTTAGCAAGGTGCGTATAATCGGTGATTTCATCGCCGCGATTGATCATTGCGCCGCTGATGTCGTCATAGAATTCCGAAGTACAGACCAGCTTGTAAGACATAGCTATTCCCCTACGCGACCGTCCTGCACGCGATGAAGTTTTGATTTGTTGGATCGAGCGGAACAAGATCGGTCGTGACCGATGTGATGACCGTGCCAGGAAAGAGATCGAGCGTCGCGTACTCGGCTTGGATGATCAGGTCTCGGCGATAGCAAGACACAGGCTCATGCTCATCGGTTAAGTTCGTTCGGTTGTAGCAAATCTGCGCCATCGACGTGTCTGGCATTGTGACGGTGATGTGCTTCTTAATCAAGATATCGATTGCGGCAGCGATCTTAGTACGAGATGTATGGTCCGGTGCCCATACCGTGACCATGATCATCTGGCGCTGCTTGTGGATGACTCTGCCAAGCGTGCCTTGCGCCCCCAAGCGGGCCACGCAATAAGCCGCCCCGCCAATAGTCAGCACACCGCTAGATACCGACGCCGTGTAGCCGGGCTGAAAAGCGGCGATTTGAGTCGCCAAGGCGTTTAGGATCTCGCCAACTGTCAAGCCAGTCGCCGACGCGATGTAGTTCTGGTCAAGTTCGATTGTCAGGAATTCGTTAGGACCCGGCGTTCCGCTGACTGTGACAGTGAAGGCATTGCCGATCGTTGGCTGGGCAAGCGTCGCAGTGAGCCCGAAGACCGGCGGCACGATGACATAGACCGCATCGAGGATTTGCGGCGGCACGACATTCGTGCCTTGCATCGGATAAATAGAAACATTCGCCCGAACGCCGCCAGGCCGCGGAACTGGAATCTTGTTCGGGCCGAGCGTCTGCCCGGTCAGGTCGAGATCAAGGCGCTCGGCAATCGGCCAACCTTCATAAATGATGATATCGCAACCAGCGACACTAGGCTGCGACGTGCCATTTGGATAGCAAGCATTCGCCGCAGTTTGAGCTAAATAAGTAGTTATATCCGAAAGGTCAGCCATCAGGTTTCCAGGCGAATGCAATTCAGCACGTACCCGGTCAAGCTCCAGCCATTCATGCCGACTTCGTAGCGGTAGCCTTCATCGTCGATGAGGATATCCCGGTCCCGAATCGTATAGAGCGGCAATGCGATGGTGGTTATCTTCCATTGCGGGTGCTTGACAACATCGCCGGGCAACATCATAGCGCCGGTCGAGCGCCCGATGCCATGCGGATCAATGGCGCACAAGATGCCAGGGAACAGAAGCGCGAGCCCGGACGGATCGCTGAAGCCAATCGATCCGGTTCGCCCTTCATAAGCCCCAAGCCCGACCGTGCCGGTCTTCGCCGCCTGCGGATCTTTCGAACGGTACAGGTCGATTAAGCGGGGATAAAGCGCGTTTCCTGTAGCCCCAACCAAGTTGAAGCCTTTCAAGCCGGTGCAGAGCGGACCATTGCAGCATTGCATTACCACGTTGGGGTCACCCTTCTATAAGACGCCACCAAGCTCACGACTTGCGGAGGCGCAAGGGCTGTAATCTTGTCGAGCTTTGTGACCGCATGGCTGAAATCGAGCTTGGTTTGCCCGACCGCCATCGCCTTAAGCGCCGCCGAATAGTTCGCGCCGTCCATGATAGCTTTGATCCAGGTCAAGCAGCCCTGCTCAATATCGAACGGAACCGTAGTATACCCGGCGGTGTAAGCGATTTGCACATTCCGCTTTCCAGGATCGTAAAAATAGGGCGAATCGACATAGACGAACTTATCGGAGAAAGTATAGCCCGGCGAAGCGCTCGACCGCGGCGGCACCGAAACCTGCATAAGCTCGCCAAGGGTGACCGACGCTACCGCTGTGATCGGCCAGTTCGACACCATGATGCGGCTGCGCCCGCGCCCATCGAAGATCTCGTTATAGGACGCGGTCTTGATATTGCGTCCGATCGTGTTCTGAATCGCGGTCGAAACAGCGGTGATGACCCGCTGAAGCGTCCCGGAAGCGTCGTCGCTAGGGCAGCCAAGCCACGTAAGGGCATTCGCCAAAGTCGTCAAATCGTTCGGCGCAGCTACCATGGCGAACCACCATCAAACTGATGGAATGAAACCGTGGCTCTCGACATCCGAAAAGATCGATATCGGAATAGTCAACTCGCCATTCGAATCCGGCGCATAGAGATCCTGCCCATAGCCAAGGGTAGTGTTTGGGTCGGAAGTATGCTTGATTTTCATGGTGCCTTCCGCTGTCGCCGCCAGCGGCTCGACAAGAACAGCGCCGCCTTGACGAAGCACATGCTCCGCCGCTTCCGGCGGCAAATCGACAATTCCGTCATTATCGACCGGATAGCTTGTCGTTCCATGATTCACTTCATTGGTGAGCTTCGGCATCTTGACGCGCACCATTCCCTCTTTTGGGGGCGGGCGCTCGTATCTCACTTCCGGGGCTGGCAATTGAGTTGGAACCGGCGGCGGCTCGGCTGGCAATTGAACAGCTTCGGGCGGCGGCTTTTCTGCGGCTGGATGCTTCTCTGGATGCGTTTCTGCGGGGTGCTTCTCTGGATGCTTGTGAATCATAAGCTTTAGCTCCTCTATGGGGTTGCGTTAACGCAAGGCCACCGCGCCTCGACCGAAAGCGTTTGCCCGTCGCTAGTTTGAACGATGGCTTGCACAAGGTAAAGACCAGCAATCATATTGCCAAAAAGCTGATAAAGGGCTTGCCCCGGCTGCCCCGTAGCCGGGGAATTGATGATCGTAGCGCCGCCCAAAATGCGGCTCATCGGCGTCGGATCCGAGTTGTCGAGCGAATAGCAATTGATCGCAACGATTGAATCGATGGTCACGCCAGGAGCAACGCCAGGCCCGAAGTCGAATTTCACATATTCCTGCTCGACGCCTGCAACGATAGCGGGGCACAGGTCTGCCGATCGGCTCATCCGGCGATATCCTTGCATAATCGTGTTCGTAGCCGTCAGCTTCGATACTACTCTTGGCGCGAGCAGATTTCGAGGGATTGAAGCGGCGACCGAAAGCGGCGCGCGGGTCAGCAAGAAAGCGCTATCGCGATAGAAGAAGCGCGGAACAAACCGGACAAGATACTGCCATGTCCACAATTCAGGAGGATGCCGCAGCAGATCCGGCGGCTGCTTCCACCAGAATATGCCCGGCGTGACCGGCAGCGCAGACCACCAAATCATCGGGTCGAAGTTCGTGTCCAGGTGCGCCGGATGGCGCAGCAAGTCCGGCGGCTGCGCCCACCACCAGATTTTTGGCGTGGCGGCGAGGATAGGCTGCTGCGGCAATGCAAGCCCCGGCGGCTGGGTTAAGGCTACAGGACGGTGCAAGGGCGGCGGGGCGATGAACGGGCCGGCCCCGGTGAACGCCCATCCTGGGGCAACGTAGGGCTCTAGGGGCAATAGCCCCGGCGGAGTCATCGATAGGAACGGAGGCTGAACCCACCAATAGACCGGCGGAGTGATCGCGGGCGCGCCGAAAGAATAATCGACGCCCTGATTGGCGTCCAGGTGCGGCGGGTGCCGCAAGAGATCCGGCGGCTGTGACCACCAATAGATCGACGGGGTGATGGTCGGCCCGCGAGATATGGGATCGGCGGCGTAATCGAAGCCCTGGTTCGTATCGAGCGGCGGCGCATGCCTCAGAAGATCGGGCGGCTGATTCCACCATGCGCGGGCAAGCTCGGCAGGAGTCGCGCTAAACCAAGTCGCTTGCCGCGGCGTTTCTGTCGCCAGCGACGGCGGCTGATGAAGCAGGTCTGGCGGCTGACTCCACCACCAACTCGCAGGCGTCGCCGTCGCTGCGGCAGCAATCGGAGCATACCAGAGGTCGAGCCCTTGATTGGTGTCGAGATGCGGCGCATGGCGAAGCAAATCAGGCGGCTGAGTCCACCACAACGCTTGCGGCGGATCGAAGATATGTCCCGGATAGGACAGCGTGAATTGATTGGTGTCCAAGCGCGGCGCATGCCGCAAGAGATCAGGCGGCTGACTCCACCAGAATTGGCCCGGCGTCAGCGCGCCGATATAACTGATCGGCGCAAACCACAAATTGAGCCCTTGGTTAGTATCCAGCGTCGGCGCATGCCGCAGCAGATCCGGCGGCTGCTCCCATCGGAAGGCGGCCGAAGTCGCCAGCGGCCAGAAGCTGGCGAACGGCAATTGCGGCTCGTTGGTGTCGAGCGTCGCAATCGGCCGGAAAAGATTTGGCGGCTGAGTCCACCAGAACGCGCTTGGCGTCAGCGCGCCGATATAGCTGATCGGCGCAAACCAGAGATCGAGTCCTTGGTTGGTGTCCAGGTGCGCCGGATGGCGCAGCAGATCCGGCGGCTGATTCCACCATTTCGTGTTTGGCGTAACCGGCAGCGCTGCCTGCCATGCCGTCAAGTCGAAATTGGTGTCCAGGTGCGCCGGATGGCGCAGCAGATCCGGCGGCTGATTCCACCATTGCTGGCTTGACGTTGGATTCGGCAGCACCGCCGCATACTGCTGAAGGGCAGGAACGCCCGGCGCTTGCAGAGTAAGATACGGGCCGTATGCCGTTAATGGGGTTGGGATAAAGGCAGGGGCTGGTCCCGGCGCATAAGTGACTACGACGACGCCTTGCGCGCCATTGCCGCCATAAGAATATCCAGCATTCGCCCAACCGCTCGCGCCGCCGCCGCCGCCATAATTTCCGCCAGCGGCCCCTGCCCCCTGATTAACGCCGTCTGTGCGCCCGCCGCTGCCGCCGCCGCCGCCAGAGCCAACACCGGCAGCTATATAGCTATCCGTGCCGCCACTGCCGCCTGCATCAAAAGCGCCGCTGCCGCCGAAGCCGCCTCCGCCGCCGCCGCCATTGACGCCCACAGTGGCATTAGTCGAAGCCGTGCCGCCCGCGCCACCACCAGCGCCCAAGCGGTTGTTTCCGCCCGCCGCCCCCGGACTTCCGGTTGAAGCGCCGCCAGCGCCGCCATTATTCGCGCCGCCGCCGCCAGCGCCGCCATAATTCACGCCGTTGGCGTTACCGCCAACCGCGCCAGCGCCATTCGGGCCGCCCGCGCCTCCGCCAGCAGAATCCCCGCCGCCGCCGCTATTGCTAAGAGTTCCAATGCATGAAGCTTGCGCGCCGCCGCCCCCGCTAGAACCCGGTCCCCCGGCAGATCCTGCCTTGGCGAGAATCCCGTTTACTGCGTTGGATGGAGCAGCATTTGATGCTGAGTTGAGCCAACTATCGACGCCATCGCTAGCCCAGCCATTAATATTCCCGCTTCCAGACGCCCCAACATTGAACCAAACGGTTTGCCCCGGCGTGACAGAGATCGTGCTTTCGGCGTAAGCGCCGCCGCCGCCGCCGCCCGCCGCCAATGCCCCAGAGGATCCGCCGCCGCCGCCGCCCCCGCCGATGCCCTTTACTGTGACGGAATAGACGCCGCTAGGCACGGTGAAGCTGCCAGCGCCTGGAGTGGTGTAAACATTCGTTACGGTTGGCGAAACCCAAAGCCTTGGCAGATTGGTGTCGAGAGGCAGTCTTGGCTTGAAAAGATCCGGCGGCTGCCCCCACCACAGCACGCTTGGCGTGATCGGGCCGATCGGCGCTGTCGGCGCGGCGTACCATGCATCGAGCCCTTGATTGGTGTCTATATTGAGCGCGCGCCGCAACAAATCTGGAGGCTGCATCCACCATAGCGCCGATGGCGGCAATGGCGGCTGGACTTGCGGAATGTCTTGCTGATTGGTGTCGATCGACGACAGCGCATGCTTTAAGAGATCCGGCGGCTGCATCAACCAATTCGCGCTTGGCGTCTGATTCAGCGGCGCTGCCCCATGCTGCTCAGGAGTAGCGATGTTCGGCGCTTGAAGGGTCAGGTAAGGCCCATCGGTCGTTTGCGGCTGAGGAACGAAGGCTGGTAGATGCCAGCCCATGTAATTCTGGTCGTTGGGCTGGTTGGTGTCCAAAGCCAGAGCGCGCCGCAAAAGATCCGGCGGCTGTGACCACCACAGCGCGCTTGGTGACAACGGCGGACGAACCTGCGGAATGTCAGGCTGATTGGTGTCGATGGAATGGACGGCGCGCTTTTGAAGATCGAGCTGCTGCCCTTGCAGCCGCCATGTCGGCGTCTGATTGCCGCCGGTCATGTAAAGCAGGACAATGACGCCTTGCGCCCCGGCCCCACCGGGTTGAAGGTTGACGCTTGCAAAGCCGCTCGCGCCGCCGCCGCCGCCATAGGTGCTGCCAGCGCCGCCGGGTCCTTGCCCTATAGTGTCTGAGCGTCCGCCCGCGCCGCCGCCGCCGCCGGGGCCGACGTTAGTCGCAAGGCACATATCCTCGCCGCCAGCCGCGCCTGCATTGAAAGCGCCGCTGCTGCCATAACCGCCGCCGCCGCCACCACCACTAACGCCACCGATAGCATTAGCCGAACTGGTGCCGCCCGCGCCGCCGCCAGCCCCAAAGCGATTATTGCCGCCCGCTGCGCCATTAGCGCTCGACGCATTCGCGCCGACGCTGCCGCCATTCGCGCCCCCGCCGCCGCCGCCGCCCTGATTGGCGCTAGGCGTATTACCGCCGCCTGCTCCGGCTCCATTGGGGCCGCCAGCGCCGCCGCCGCCTATATTGCCGCCGCCACCCGCATTGATAAGCGTCCCAATGCTGAGTCCCGCTGAGCCGCCGCCGCCGGAAGCGCCAACGCCGCCAGCGCCGCCCTTATTGGCGACAATGCCTTGGCTTGAATTAGCGGGTGGCGCATTGGATGCGGAGCTAAGCCAGCTATCGCCACCATTGCCGCCCGCGCCATTGGATCCGGCAGTCCCGGCTATCCCGACATTGAACCAAAGGGTTTGCCCTGGGGTGACCGCGATCGTGCTTTCGGCGTAAGCGCCGCCGCCGCCGCCGCCCGCCGCCGCCGAAGTCGAAGATCCGCCGCCGCCGCCGCCCCCGCCGATACCTTTGACTGCGATCGAATAAACGCCGCTCGGCACAGTAAAAGTGCCTGCGCCGGTGCTCGTTAAGATCGTGACTGACGGAGGAAGCAGCCGCCTCGGCAGATTGGTGTCAATCGACGGCGCATGCCACAACAGATCGGGCGGCTGAAACCACCATGATTGAGTTGGCGCGAGATCCGGCACCGTATAGGTGAGAACGACGATGCCTTGCCCGCCATTGCCGCTAGCAGCCCCTGCCGGAGAAGAAGGAGAGCTGCCGCCGCCGCCATAAAGACCGCCATTTTTTCCAGGTTGGGCAGTACCGTTGTATCCTGGCGTGCCGCCGCCGCCGCCGGATCCATGGGTTGCGTCCCATTCCGTTCCGTTCCCCCCAGCGCCGCCTAAAGTAATAGAAACTCCATCGGCATAACCGCCGCCGCCGCCGCCGCCATTAGTTCCATCTCCGCCAGCGACGCTGCTGGATGTTGAGCCGACGCCATGGCCGCTTCCGGCGTTATTATCGCCGCCATTGCCGCCATTGTAGAGGGTGCTGCCTAAACCTGCCGATCCACCGCCATTACCGCCGCCGCCAGCTCCGCCATAGACTCCACCAGGAGTATTACCCCCAGCGCCGCCAGCGCCTAATGGACCGGCTGCTCCGCCTCCTGCGGAAATGCCAGAAGTAGCGGGAGCGCTACCGCCACTATAAGTTGTTGTGCCAACGCAAGAAGCAGCCAAACCCCCCGCGCCGCCGCCGCCAGATCCGCCATTCCCGGCTTTAGCAAGAATACCGTCTGTGGATAAAGTCGGGACGGCATTCGCATTTTTATTGAACCAACTGTCTGCGCCGTTTGCGCTAAACCCTACCCCTCCTGTTCCTACTGAATAGTAATAGGTGCCTCCTGGAGTCATGGAGACGTTGGTGATTTTAGCGTAAGCGCCACCGCCACCGCTAACGCCCACGTTTCCGCTCGCGCCAGCGCCGCCGCCGCCAATCGCTTCTATAGAGTTGTTGGAGCTGTTCCAATCTAACGGAACGGTTCCAGAGCCGCCGCCAGTAGCAGTTAATATGATGACTTTTATCGTCATCAGCTAAGATTTAGGCGGTCGCGCCGGTCGCGTGGTTAATCCAGTTTTTTCCGTTCCAGATAATATTTGCGCCGATGGTCGAATCGAAATATTTGAAGCCGACAGCGGGCGGCGAGATGCCGAGCTGGTGATTCCCGACCGGCCTCTGGGCCGTCGTGCCTGCCCCATCGGCTGCGGATTTCAGCCAGCCGTTCGACAGCAAAATAAAAGCGTCAAAATCTGGAACGACGATAGGTGCCGAGCCGACCGTATTCGTGTAAACGCGCCCATTGACGGTGATCGTCGTAGGCGCGCTAGCGGCAGGAAAGACAGCGACATTATTAGCGGGAGTAGCCATTGAAAACCCCTTTTAGTGCCAGAGAGCGGTGATTGCGCCGATGTTGGACGCTGTGTTGATGACCGCGACTTGAATCGGCAGGAAGACGGGTCCGCTTGCTTGCGCGTTGGAAGCAGCCGTCAAGGTAATGACCTCACCGCCGACAGTCGTAAAAGTAGCCGTAGACACGCCTGACTGAAAATTAGAAATCATGACGCCGCCGAGAGCTTGCGGATTAAGCACAATAGGCGATGCAAATGAAGTGTACACCACCGCATGCGGACATGGATCGCTTAGGTTGCTAGACATCGAATCCCCCTAATGCCAGAGAGCGGTGATTGCGCCGATGTTGGTCGCCGAATTGATGATTGCGACCTGAAACTCTAGCCAGATTGGACCGCTCGGTTGTGCGCTTTTGGCAGCCGTAAAACTAAGAACTTCACCAGAAATAGTTGTTATGTTCAACAAAGGCGCGCTTGCATTCGCAATATTAGAAATGATGATGCCGCCTGAAGCTGGAGGATTGAGCACGATAGGCGACCCGAATGAAGTATACACTCGGGCATGTGGACATGGTTGGCCTAATTCGCCTGCCATTATGACCTCCGGTTCCCGCTAAGCCTACCAGCTTAGTCAGGCCCGTGGAATATCACATTAAAAAAGATAAGCGAGGATTATGCATCCCCGCCGATCTCTTGCCAGCCGCGCCCCGCCATAGCTTGACGCGCCAAGCCATGCCGTGCCTTGCCTGAATTGTTAGATAAGCATGAACCCTAATCTGGTCCAGGAAAAATCATTTTTGCGAAAATCGGAGCGCTTAGCTCCGGCCAGACCTCGCCTTTAATAACGCGCTGAACAATAAGCGTCGGGAGGTTCATTCCGGCGGCGATGTGAATGATATCGAGGCCGTTCTTGCGCTGGCTGATAATGCCGCGAATTTCTGCTTGGGTTAAGGTTCTGGTTGGCGACCAGTTTGTCTGCGGCGCGGCAGGCATCGAAAGTCGATGTCCTTGGTTAAAGAACTAGGGGCTTACTGGCCTCGTTTCATCCAGGGTCGCGCTCGCCTTCACTGCCCGAGGCTATCCGCGGTTCCCGGATTGGCTACTCGGAGCGAAGCCCCTCAAACAGATATACGCCCTAGAACAAAGCGCTGCAAGGAACGACGCCGTACCCTGGCACCCAGACTAAGCAGTCGCCGCCGAAGCCGCCGAAGCCGCCGAAGCCGAATTCTCTGAACCGCCTGCGAAAGCGGAAGCCTCGATTCCCGATAAAGCCGCGGCGAAAGCCAGGGGCGAAGCCGAAAGCGCGCGGACCAAAGCGCCCAAAACCGCCACGAAAACCGGGTCCGAAGCCACCGCGAAAGCCTGGAGCAAAGCCCATGCCGCCATGAAAACCACCCATGCCGCCATGAAAACCGCCACCGAAGCCGCCACCAAAGCCGCCGCGAGCGTCAGTCGCGGTTGGCGCGAAGAGCACGACAGCCAGAGCTGCTAACGCTACGATCAAACTTTTCATGATTGTCCTCCATGCCGCTCAAGCGGCACGCATAAAGAATAGCGCAACGATCATGAATCTGGCGTGAATAATTGTCTCAACATTCCGAAGGGAACCCATTCGCGCTTCGCGCGGCCGGGCTCATTGATTTTCTTGTGCTTGTTTGCGGCTGCCCAAGCGACGGCGAACGCCTTTTGCTCATCGCCGTTGTATTGCTTGAAAGCGGCGTTCCAGGCAGCCATCCAAATTGTCTGCGCATGCTCGGGGAGCTTGCGAACAGCCGCCGGAAGCTCAGCCTTCGAACCATATGGCATTTTTTACCAAGCCGTAGCAGTGACCGCCGATCCAAGCGAGCCATAGGCGACTTGCCAGTGCTTCGTCTTCCATCCGAGCGGAATAGCGACCGGCGAAGACAGGATCGAGGCGGCGACGGTCGATGGCGCGGTTCCTGACGGAACGCCAGTCACGACCAGCAGCATATCCCCAGAGTACGGCGCTTCAGCATTCCCTTGGGCCGCAGCCCCGGTATCGTTGAAGAACGTCGTTTGCGGGTTGCCGCTCGCGTCGATGTTGAAGACCATTCCTGTAGGCGCTGCCATAACTTACTCCGTTTGCAAGCTAAAGCTCAACCGTTCGCAATATTAGTTATGATCGCCATGCTGAACGGCGCGTAAACGGCCAATACCTCCTCGACATATACGCCGCTTTGGCGCTGACGAGTGACAAGTGGCCAGTCAATCTGGTAAAAACTGGTGCGCTCTTTCATTTCTGCAACGTTAGGTACTTCGTTGCTCTGGTATTGCATCGGAAGGTTCTCCGCCCAGCCCAGAATTGTCCCCGGCGGCACTTTCGGGTGGATGCGAATCGGAATCTTGTCGCCGCCATCCTGCGCAAACGGGTTGTAGTAGAACCGGATCGTGCCGCCTGCGGTCAGTTCATATTCGCCCTCATTCGGATCGCGGCGATAGCTCAAGAGCGGAGCGCTTGAAGACGACAGCACCTTGGTCGTGATGTTGCGCAGCTCTTGCGCATTCACCCAAAGCACGGACGGCGTCACTTGGAAAGTATTCCACATGGTGAGCAGCATCTGATCGATTTCGTTGATCGAGCCGCGCCCCGATGCGGTCAACGCCGTGCCGACTCCGACAGTGCCGGTCGGCATGATGTTCACATAGGCGTTGTTGCCGGCTTTAAACGCAGTGGTCATCAAGCCGTCGAAAGCGGTCGAGTTGGTCGAATAATCCGTCGTCACGGCCGACGCATTCTGGCGTCCGGTAGCCAAAGGCGTGGACTGGACATAGGAATTGATGGTGGTGATCGCTTGCAGCGTTTCTCCGCCAATGGAAGAACCGATGAACCACGCATAAGCGACTGCGCCTTGGACCGGCGCGACTGAAACGCTGACGGCCTGCCCGGCAGTCGTCAGGCCAGAGCTTCCTGCGGCGGATTTCATCGAAGCCCCGCCATTGAGCACGAAGGTCTTGCCGTCCGCGCCTGCGACCGTTTGCGAGGTAGCGACGCCGCCAGCCAGCGAAGAGTTCTGATAACCTTCATTGGTCAAGGCGACGCAAATGCAAGAATAAGTTCCGATAGGAAGAGTGCTGCCAGCGCCGCCAGCCGACGCCGTGACCGTGCCAACGGTGCCAAGCTGCATCGAGTTGTTGCCGGATAGAATGCCCATCTCTTCCTTGAGAAAGACTTTCTGAAGCAGCCGCATCGTCATCCGGGCGCGCACGTCTTCGAAGTCGCGCCCCGCCGAGATCGCCTCGAAGGTGACCGCGTCTTCCTCACCAAGCGTCGCATAAGTCGCCGAGCGGTTCGACGTGTTGTAGCTCATCTGACCGGCGCGCTGACCTTCGGGCATCCAGCCTGTATTGTCGAAGCCAGATCCAATGATGGCGTTGACCTGCCGCCAGTTCGTCGCCGTGCCGACGCCGCCGCCGACGCGCGGAATCCGGTTTCGAATAGGGGTATTGACCGGGTAAAGGTTCTTGGCTGGGGCTTGCAAATCAAATGCGATTAGCCCCGTGCCGGTCGTAATCGTCTTTTTCAGCTCACCAGGATCGATCCCGGCATTGCGGAGAATGTAAGCCGCGATATCCTCGCTAGGCTGTTGATAAGCCTCATCCACGAGTCGGCGGAGGATTGCGTCTTGCGTACCCATTTACTCGGCCCTCCTGGGCATCTCCTAAAGTCTAGTCCCTAACGAATCTCGTCTTTACCACCGGCAGTCCCGCCAACGCTGCGCGGAGGAGACGGCATAGGAGCAAGATTCATTCTGCGAGGATGCTGCAAAGCAACTTTGGTCAACAACATCGCGCGTTCTTCGTCCGACATAACCTCAAAAGCAGCCTTGGCTTTGGCGATGGTGTCGGCGTTGAACTGCTCCTGCTGATCATCTTGGACATGAATGCTTCCGGCCGTCTTGGTCGGCAGCGGCTGCGCTTCGAGCCTTTGCAAGCGCTGCGCCAGCATTTCAAGCCCTTTGTTGGTGTCATCGAGCTGCTTCAGAAGCGCTTCGTTATCTTCCCTGAACCGCTTGGCGATAGCTTCGGAATTGGCGACCTTGGCGTCATTGTCGGCGATCTTGGCGAGCGCATCGGCAGCCAAGACCTCTGCGAGCGCATCGACATCCATTTCCTTGTAAGCTTTGGCGAGCCGATACGCCTCTGGCGTAGCTTTGCCGCGGCGCTGGCGAACCTCCAAGCGCTCCAAAGCCGCAAGCGTGCCTTGCAAGAGATCGTTTGACTTCGTCAACCGCGTTGCGAGCGCATCGTTGTCGCCGTCAATATGGTCGATCTTCGCCGGCGTGACTTGTTTGTTATTCAAGCCGCCTTCGGACTCGGCGCTCTTGCCCCAATCTTCCGGCAGCATCGATGTTGCGCCCATCGCCCGAGCGCGACTCTTGATATGCGCCATGGTTGAGGCTCTGTTCTTCGCCCGCCCGATTGCGCGAATCGCATTGGATAGATCGTCGCGATTCTCGATAGGATAGCTGCCGTCCTTCATCGCTGCGCCGGATTTGGCGGCGGCCCGGCGCTGCTCAGAAGTGAACGACCGCTTTTCGAAAACCGGGCCAGCGCCTTCGACCGGCGGCCGGTGCGACGCCGCGTACATCTCGGAAATCATGTTGAAAAGCCGTTGCAACGGCGAGCTATCATCGCCCTTGTTCGCCGCGCCGGGAATTGGGGTGAAATAATCGGAATGGCTGGATGAAGACACCGAATCGCCTTGAGTGTCTTGCGTTGCGTTTCTTTGCCCCGCGCCTACAGAACCCTTGCCTTCATTGGGATTGGTTGGCATGGAAGACCGTCCCGCATCTGAGCCCCTATCTGGCACGCTGCTGCGATAAGGACCGCCGCTAGCGACGCTAGTCGGACCTTCCGGCTTAGGATCGAAGCCGTCATCCCACTCGCCCTTGTCCTCGAATTCACCGGAATCTTCTTCCTGCTTGCGCAGCTCTTGCTGATGGCGCGCGCCGTTCATCAAGTCGCGCTGGGCATCGCCGAGCGGGCCGCCTTCATCGCGCTTCCAGAGATTGAGAGTCGCTTCGGGGCAAGAGGGGCGATCGACTAAACTGACCTCTGTCAAATCGATGTCCTGAATGATCGAGGGGTCTTGCGGATTGCGGCGCTTGATCCTGCCGCCAATCGAGAAGCCGGAATAGACGCCAGCCTTGACTTTCTTGACCGCAATCGGATCAACGACATGAGCGACAAAGACTGTGCGCTCGTTATCGTCAAGGCTGATTTCCAAGCAGCGCCCGGCAGCCTTGGTAGCGTCATGCATCTCGCGCACAGCCGGGAAGCGCATGTAATCGGCGATAGCCTTGGACATGGCTTGGGCAGTGACTATTTCGCCATGATTATCCCGAACCGGGGCGCTCGCGAAGCCGTAAGCTTTAATAGTTCCGTCCTGAAGAGGCTCGATTTTCTGGAATTCGCTAAAGAACTTCATCCTGGACTCCGGGCGGGATTAAACTCCCACATGCTCAGAATTGACATACTGGCATCGTTTCATGGTCTGCAACAGTGGGATTCTTAGCGCTTCGATGCCGCCCGCTATTTCGGCGATCTCGCGAATGCGATCATCTTCGATCTCGAAGGCCGCTGCTTTCGTTGGACTTGGCGACTTTGCTGGCGCTTTAGCGGCGGCTATTTCAAGCGGATCCGGTTGATTCAAAATCATCTCAATCGTCATCGCGCCCTGGTTCGAATAAATCAAGGGGGTATCGCCATTCTCTATAGGCTCCATCCCCATGGTTTCCCGCACTTCATTGATCGTAATCACCCCGGCGCGAACATAGATGTCATTGACCTTCGCCCTTGATTCGACATCGACTTCTTTCGATTCGCCCCAGGAAAATTCAAGCTCGCGATAGCCAAGGTCATTCCATAAAAGGTGATCGGCGACGCGCTTCGCCCACACAAGCAGCGGCGCAAGCCCTTCCTCTAGCGCGCGCTCGGTGTCCGATTGCGCCGTCGAGCGGTTCATTTGCCGGATGAAAGGAGTCGGCGGCAGCGAAAAGCAATAGCAAATGATGCGGGCCAGCCATTCGTCGAAATCGTCCTTGATCGGCGCTTCTTTGAAAGCTTGATATTTCGATCCGGCAGGTGCCCACAGCAGCTTCCGTCTTTCCGCGAGATTGCCGCTAAAGACGGAATCCATCCATTCCTGCCAATCCTTGGTCTGATCGACGGTCCATCCATCAGGAACAGTCGCCATGCCGGCAGGCACTGTGCCATCGGAGAAATAGGCGAGCTGCGATGCTTGCCGCCGCATGACGGTATTGATGGTTACGATGCATTGCTCGACAGGGCCGAAGCCGTACAGCTTGCCGGATCGCGGGTTTCTCGGCGCGTAAACGATATCGTTGGCGGTGAGGTTCGCCCACACGCGCCCTTTGATGATTTGCTGGTAGGCGGGGGCGGGCGGTGGCGGACGCCGCCCGTTGTGATCCACGAGCACCTTGATGGTATCGCCTGGGATATGCTGAAGCGCGGCTAAATCGCCGCCGCGGGTTCTTTGCTTTTCGAAAGTCGGCGCATCGAGAACAAGCAAATCCTCCACGACGATGCGCAGCCATGTATGGAAATCCTCCCATTCATTCGGGTGGGCGAAAAATTTCTCCGCCGCCCTAACCCGCTCAAGAGAATCCTTGCGCGTCTTTTTAGGCTGCCCGGAGCTATCCAAGGCGGCGCGCGGGCGAATCTGCCAATCGAGCCGTTCTATCTGGTCTTTGCGCGTTTCTATCGCCAATCGGCAAAGTTCAACATTCGCAAACGCCTTCAATTCGGAGAAGGTGAAAACCTCCGGCCAGCGCTGCCGAATGACTTGGTTAACGCCGACCGGAAAATCTAAGCTGCGAACCTGCTCCGGCTCAACCGGATGCAGCGGCTCGCCCGGCGCGAACATCGACTGCGGCGGATTGAAGATCTGCGGCCACTCTTCCCAATTCACGCCTTTTTGGCGCGGGGATGGCGGCGGCAGTTGAAAAGGGCTAACCGGATACGGAGGCACTGCTTTTAAGCCATCGTTGGCACCAAAGGCGTAGTCGTGCTGCCCAGCCACGCCGCTTTCAAGGTAGCCCAGACAACGGTCCAT